GTGGCGCAGGAGGGGGGGGGTATTTTGGTGGTGGAGCGGGTTCTGGAAATGGTAATGGTGATGGTGGTGCGGGTGGTAGTGGTTTTCTTTCAGGATCCGTTCTTTCAAGTTCTATGACCAATGGTTCTGGAAGAGTTCCTGGCAATATAGCATTCCCAGGTTATTCAGGAAGTTATGGGTATGGTGGTGCAACAGGAGCAAATGCGGGAACATCAGGTCTAGTCGTTTTTCGTTATCTCACAGCAGCCGCATCATCTAGGACTATTACTGGTGGCACAGAAACAACTTCGGGTTCTTACACTCTTAGAACATTCACATCTGCGGGAAGTTTAGTGATTGGAGCTCGTTCTTAATGCCTGATTTTCCGTCCTTATCTGCGGCTTCCGGAATCTGGACGCTCGACAAACATGTAAAAGCCAAGATGGGAGATAACTTTCCTGGACTGGCGGTGTCGGCTGTCAATCTTCTTGCGGTGGCTGGCGGTGGCTCTGGCGGCGTAGATAATGGCGGAGGCGGTGGAGGTGGTGGTGTGATTGATACAACTTATTCCATCACCCCTGGCACATATTCTATTGTTGTTGGGGCTGGTGGGGCTGCTCGTGCTGGAAGTTCTGATGATGGACCTGGGAGTCCTGGAGTGAATTCCTCGGCGTTAGGGTTTACAGCCATAGGTGGTGCTGGTGGTACTGGATGGGTAAACACGACTCTTCCATCAAATGGGACAATCAATGGTGGTTCTGGTTCTGGACAGTCTGCAAGCACCGGTGGCGTGAACTCACGAGGTGCAGGCACTGGTCTACAGCCCAGTTCTGCGTCAGGAGGTTTTGGCAATAACGGCGGGTCTGCCTCAAATGGCAGGGCTGGCGGAGGCGGAGGTGCTGATGCTGTTGGCGGTAACGCTACAGGTTCTGCGGCTGGCTCGGGTGGTATTGGATATCTGCCAGATAGCACAAAATACAATACAAGTGGTGGTCGTTTTGGGGCTGGCGGTACAGGTGGATGGGATGTTATTAGCGGTGTTGGTTCCTCTGGTCATACATCAAATAATGGTGTTATAAAACAAACTACACAAACAGCAGAGTTGGCTAGTCCATCAAATAGCGGGCATGGCGGGCATGGGGGGAATCACAACAATAATAGTTCGGGTGCGGGTGGTTCTGGTGTTGTGATTATTAGCTACCCAGACTCTTTTGTTCCTGCTTCAGCGACAACAGGTTCACCAACCATAACAATCACAGGTGGTTATAGAATATATACTTTCAATGCTTCAGGAAGCATCACTTTCTAAGTGGTAGACAGATCAATGAATTTTTGATATTATAAAAGATATTGTTGATATACAGGAGAATATAAATGGCGCATTTTGCTGAACTTGGTGAAGATAATATTGTATTGCGAGTAATCGTAGTATCTAATAATGAATTGCTTGATGAAAACGGTGATGAATTAGAATCTAAGGGAGCCGACTTTTGCCGCAATCTTCTTGGCGGTACTTGGAAACAAACATCTTATAACGGTAACATGCGAGGTCGTTATGCTGGCATTGGTTATACCTATTCAAGTGCTCATGATGCTTTTATTGCCCCGAAACCTTTTCCATCATGGACTCTCAACGAAGAAACCACTGAATGGGAAGCCCCAGTTGCTTACCCAGAAGAGGGGATGTATGCATGGGACGAAGACGAGCAGGAATGGGTGGAAATATCTTTTCCTAGTTAATCAATGGCACTTTTCTTTCTTTTAACTCATCAGGAAATTTGGTAATTGGATAATGATTTTATATTCCACTTATGTTCGTAAAAAGACATTATATAATCTATAATGGATATTAACCATGACTGCTATTAACTTCCCGTCCAACCCTAGTTTAAATGATCAGCATTCTTCTGGTGCTAAAACATGGACATGGGATGGGGAGAAATGGATTTTAAATACACAGAATGTCACTAATAAAATTAATGACTTAGAAGTGTCATTGGTAATGCAGACTTTTTAAAGGCTGAAAAACAGTAATACTGTTATAATTGAATTATGGAAGATGTAAAGATTGACACAAGCAAGACACTAACTCTGACGCTTCCTTCTGACCCTACATCGAACGCAGTATCTGTTAGCCTATATCATGAGTTTGGAAATTTAGTAACCGGGCCAACCGCAGCAACAAGAGCGTCTGCTGGAGTTTACACAATAACATATGGACAGCAATCTTCTGGACACTATATCTTTAATTCAGCAGGCAGGCATCGTGCTGATTTTACATATACTGTATCTGGCACTTCTTATACGAAATCTCAATATATAAATGTCTACACCCCTTACATCACGGCTGACACCTTCTTTGAGGACCATCCGGAACTGGAAGATGATTGGTATGACAAGTTTGATAAAATGGAGAAGAAAGTAAGAAACATTATCAATACATTTTGTGGTCAAAGTTTTGAAAGGTATCTTGATAAATCTTTTGTCATTTCAGGAACTAACAAGAAGACTTTACATCTTCCTTACCCAGTTGTTACTTTAACAAAAGTAACCATGAATGTCGGTGAGGACGATGAAGCAATACTATTTGATTCCTCAGACCCTTCGTATACCAGTATTCAAAAATCAAAGGAGCCGCACAATTTCGGTAGTTCTTATTATATTGAATACAGAAGGTCAACTCTTGATAGCGTTCAAACAATTATTACAACGGCTAAATTTAGATCAGATGACTTCTTCACAATTGAAGGAGATTTTGGTTGGCAGTTTGTGCCAAACAATATTGAGCAAGCAGCAGACCTTTTGTTGGAAGATATGATGAATGACGACTCTGAGTTTAGAAGGCATGGTATTTCTAGAGTTGACATGGACACCATTGAATACGAAATGAGAAGAGATTCATCATTTTATGAATCAACTGGGAATATTGATGCTGATGTTCTACTCATGGATTACACATTGTTTATTATGGACTATGTTGTCTAATCATGTCACGAGGAACATATCTACCACTATCGCATAGTATTGATGTATACACACGCACCACTTCTGTAAATGATGCTGGTCAAAAAACAATGTCATACACCAAGGCTGGAACTATAAAAGCGTTTTTTCAATCGATGTCTTCAGAAAGAAGAACTTATCCATATATAGACAATGTTGATGAAATTGAGTTTTACATTTCTCACAAAGATCAATCTTATGCTATTTACAATAACAGAATCCAAAATGTTGTTGATAGATTTGGAAATGTTATAGAAGCTGGTCCAGTTGAAATCATTAATATTCATAAACAAACTGGCCTTAATGGAAAGGTTAGGCAAGTTCTTTTGACTTGCAGGAAGGTTGTTGAGAATGCTTAATATCAGAATTAACAGAACAGCTTCGCTTCAATTGGAAACTGCCGCTATATTTTATTCAATTCTACCAGTGAGAGTTCAGTATGCTCAGGCTGCAGGAATGGCGGGTGCAAAAAGAAGCATTAAGCAGGCAGTGCTCCCAGTTGGTAAGGCTGCCAAGTATTTACAATATGAAATTATACCGTATGGTCCAACTGGAATGGTTTTGAAAATCACACCATATCCAAAAGAATATGTGAGAAAAGATGGCGGGAATATACAGATCGCTTCGGCAATTCTCCTTACCGGAAAGAAGGGTGGTGGTTTTATTGTACCAAAGAAGGGTTTGGCAATGAAAACAAGATCAGCTTCTGTCAGCGCCGGGTATAAAGAGTTTTATCAAACTGTAAGAAAAGTTGCTATCACATCCAAAAGAAAGCAAATACAGGAGATAGCAAGACAGGTTCTTTTGCAAGAATTAAAAATTTCTTTTGCGAAGCAGGGTTTTGGCATCCGTGGTGGCGCACCTACTGGTGCTAGAGATGTGGTAAGGTAGATTATGCCAATTAGTGTATATGATGTTAATACATTCTTAAAAGCCGATGCTACTTTGGCAAATATTGCAGGAAAGGTAATGAACTTTTTCCCTGTTGTTGGCTACGGCACAGAAGCACCACCGTTTGTGATTTACTTCTACAGCCCTTATATTCCCTCAGTGGAGTCTTACTGGAATCGTTATGATGGAATTAGATATTCTGTTTATGATAGTGATGTGGATAGAATGTTTAAAATTGGGGAGAGAATGATTAAACTCCTTGGTGAAGGCGACCAAATCCAAGGTGATGTTCCAAGCTCTAATGTGCGTATCCTGTCTTCCCAACTGGTCAGTACTTCAGTAAGTGAGCCTATTGAAAAAGAAGGCTGGTATCAGATGGACCTTGATTTCTCGCTGTTTTCAGTTAGCCTCTGATATATTTGTGGTATCATAAATACATATGAAGTATACTGTAATTACATACATCGGTAAGACCCCAGGGTTTGCCGTGAAATTAGGAAAAGATCTTTATGATTTTGAGTGGCAAAAAGGCGTAGGAATAGGCCGCCGCTCCGATGAAATAAAACTAGACCACGCCATGAAGATTTCTAAGTGGCGTGATCGCAGGGGCAAGAAAATATTTGTCCTTGAATAATAGGAGGAAAATAAAATGGCAGTAACAACTTCCAATATCGTGGTTGGTGAAGCAACAGTAAAAACTGGTGTTTCCAACATTTCGATGACAAACTCAGATTTTGATAGCTTGACAGATGTCGGTGCGACCCAAGGTGGTCTTGAAATTTCGTGGGAGCCAGACATGGTTGACATTGAAATCGACCAGTACGGTGATGCCGCAAAAGTCATTCAGTCAAAGGTGAAAGTAATGGTTAAGACAACCCTTGCAGAAGGAACTCTTAACAACCTTGCAACAGCATGGAGCTATGACAATACTGACGGTGGAGCAGACATTAAAGCAAACCTCGCCGGCTCAGGCGCAAACACAAAAACTTTCTTGTTTGGTTCACAAGGTGTGTATCCATTCGAGTACGCGCTGCAGGTCACGGGCAATGCCCCTGGCTCGACAGCTTCGGTTACAAAGACACGCAAGTTTAACACTAAGCGAGCAGTCTCTATGACCACTTCGATGATCTCGATGAAGAGAGCTGAAGCAACTGTGTTTGAAGTATCGTTCCGTATCTTGCCAGTAACTGAGGATACAGGCTACGAATACGGCAAGATTATTGATCAGCAATAATTAACACCAAAAATTTGTACTAACGGAAAACTCTCAGGCAACAGTATGATATACTGAAGTCTGGGAGTTTTTCTATAATCCCTAAGACTATTTATAAGGAGTATTATAAAAATGACAACAAATGCAGATCTGTTCAAGGGAACTGAAATTACTTTTTCTGATGGAAAAACGAGAATTGTTAAGCCTTTGACAATCAAGCACCTTCGTGAGTTTATGAAGGTTGCTAACGAAATGAAGACGGACAACGATGCTGGAATGACTGACGAGGACATTGATAAGATGATTATGGCAGCATCAATTGCACTTCGTAAGTGTGACCCAGAATTGGCAGCAGACCGTGATGCTCTTGAAGATGTTCTTGATTTGAGAACCTTTGGTGAAGTCATGGCAGCCGCTATGGGGTCTGATCCAAACCCAAACCTCTAGGCGGGGACTCTGGTGGTGACGAACCACTATCTTGGAATGAAATCCCCCTTCTAAAATATGAATCGGAAATATTTGTTCAAACCGGGGCATGGAAGAGCATTGAGGAATTAGAAGAATCGTTGATTCTTCATGAAATGTTTTTATTGTACCGTGCTTGCTCTAATGAGTTTAGTAAGAATATAAAAGCCGCTGCCCTTGCTCAAGGAGCAGATGTTGACTTTGAAGATGATTGGTATGACAATCAGGAGCGTACTCCTGCTGATCCTATGCGCCCATTTGAGGTTATGAACTTTGGTATTCCATTGGGTTATGCACAAGAATGATTATTGCTAATTACGCAATAAAATGGGATAATTTACATTGGTACAAATATGTCTGATGTTGATCTCATAATTAGTGTACATACAACAGGCGCTAAGGATATTGCCAATCTTAGCGCCTCTGTTCGCAACCTTACTTTAGGACTTAAGGGTGTAACTGTGCCTATGCGGGCACTGGATACACATACCCGGGCTGTTAATAAAGCTCTTGGTATCACTAATCGTGGTGTTGCCCAACATGCCAATAGTTTAAAGGAATTAAAGAAAAATCAGGCTGCTCTTTCTGAAGAGTCAAAAAGACTCCGTTCCAATATCCAGAACTACAATCTTGCGATAATAAAAGCTGGTGGTCCTACTACAAAACTTGGTAAAGAGTTGGTGTATGCCCAGAATAGTCTTAAAACTTTTTCAAACACCCTGCGTGGTCTTAGGATCAGATCTTTTGGATCCGACTTAGGCAATATTTCTCTGAAATTGCAAAAGATGGGTAAGGATTTCCAATTTGTTGGTCGAAGCTTGATGATCAACTTGACTGCTCCGATTACATTATTCGGAAGATTGGGTCTTCAGAGCTTAACTAAAGTCAATGGTGCCTTAGTCCGTCTTACCAAGGTTTTAGAAGATGTTGCCATGGATGCGGAGCAAGCTAGTTCTAAACTTGGCGGGGTGGGTGATCCACGACAAGTAGAGAAAATGATTGCAGCCTTTAATGCCCTTGATCGTAGCCTTACAGGGGTCAGTAATAAATTTGGTGTTTCTAAAGATCTTGTTGTTAGCATAGCATCTGATTTTGCAGAACTTGGTATTACTACTAGTGAAAATATTGTTCAACTTACTACTTTAACTGCGAGTCTTGAAAAGCTTGGGTCAATGGATATTTCTGCAGCTCAGGATCTGACTCAGGCACTTTATTTTCAATCAAAAAGAGCACTTACGGCTTCTGGGGCACTCGATAAATTAAGTACTTCAAGACAAAGAGAAACTCGTACAATAGCGGCAGCTACAGCCCAAGCATACTTGTTTAACTCTATTGAGAACGCTACTGCTCTTACATTGAAAGATGTTGCCGATACACTCCCTGAACTTGGCGGTATGGCAGTTAGCTTTGGATTGTCAATGACAGAAGCAGCAGCTTTGCTTGCTCCGATGAAAGCTGCTGGTTTGGATGTTGGCGCATCCGCTAACTCAATTAAAGTTTCTCTTCAAAGAGCAATTAGTCCAACTAAGCAAAATGTTGAATTAATAGCAAGCCTGGCTCAGAAATACGGTGTAGCAGATGATGCTACTAGTGCATTCAATAAAACTACGAAAACTGGTTTAACTGGTTTGCAAGCTATTGTTGATATTTTTGGCGAAGTTCGAGATTCTGCTGCGGGGCAAGAGGGTGCTCTCAAATTAATGTCTGACCTGTTTGAGAAGCGTCAGGGTCCAAGAATGTATATTGCCATTGAGCAGTTAAATCAATTTGATAAAGCATTGAGTAACCTCAGTGCAACTGGTGCTGGTACATCTGAAAGAATTCTTGCATCAGTTGCTGAAACAGCAATTAAGGGTTTTAATGAGCTTAATGGAACAGCTCTTCCTGAAACAATTCGCCAGTTTAGCGATATTGGAATTATTGCTCGTATCGCGACAGCTACAGTCGGTCAGGTAGTAGAAGGGTTTAAAGGAGCTGGGCTTAAAGGGGTAGTTACTGAGGCAGAAATTAAGACTGCTAGAGAAGCTAGGAAGGCAGTATCTGATTTAATTTTAACAAAACAGCAAAATGAAGGTATAAACCTTATTGACGGCGCACAAACTGAAGCCGCAAAAACAATGCTTGTTGAGCTGGCTGGTGCATCTAACGCCGGCGAGGTTGCAAATAGAGAATTAGAACAATCACTTAGAGCTCTCGATGTCACAATTGGAAGAATTAAAAACGCTTTTAAACTTTTCGCAGGCGATTTGATGAAGGTTCTTAAACCTACATTGGAAGCTATCGCTGATAAAATTACTGAACTCTATGATAAATGGGAAAAATTATCCGCTGAGACAAAAAAGAATATTTCAAGAATAGTCATATTTGTTCTTGGGTTCCTTGCGGTGCTTGGTCCAGTGGTTCTTGCTCTTGGTACTCTCCAAGCGTCTATGGGAGTTTTAGGTAGAGCTTTCACAATCTTTCTTCCTAAATTATTAAAAAATTCAGATGGCTTTATTGGTCTTGGAGAATCTGCTGATGTAGCTAAAAAGAAGATTGGAGATTTGTATCAGACTGTTGTTAAAAACAATCTGGATAGAGCGTTAGGGAGGAGTGGTAATCTTGCTCAAGCTGAAATGAGCGCTCAAGCAGCAATGCGTAATTTCCAAGCACCAAGAAAAACTTATGATCCAGCACTTCTATCTCCTTCAATAAAAGGCAAGCTTACTCAAAAAGATCAGCTAAAAGAATTTTTGTCAAGAAATACTGGTGCAACAAAAACTGATTTTTTCAAGAGTAGAACTATTTCTAATAAAATTGCTGCTGGTAGAGCACTAACCCCAGCTCAGTATGCATATCAACTCACAAACTCTGCAAAAGTTGCAAGTGTTCCAAACGCTCTTGCTGCTGGAAGAGCAAATTCTGCTGCAAGACTTGCAAGAGCAGCAAGGCAAAATCTTGTAGCTGATAGAGATCCTTTCTATCAGGCTAAAGGTATTGTTACAGATAGAATGGGAACCCGCTTCTTCAAGGGTGGTGATGAACTTCTTGATGATGTTGGTCCAACACGACCAACTCGTACAAGAGGAGCACTGTCACGACTTACTGGTGGAAGAATCTCTGCAACAAGAAAGCTTATTGGAACAGCGGAGGATCAGGCAAATATTCTTGCAGGTGGTGGTATGCAGGGTGCAAAGTTGCAAACACAACTTCGTGCTCGCAAAGTCGTAGGTGGTATTAAAGATTTTGCAACGACAAGTAAAACAGCAAATCTTGGTAAAGGATTTGTAGAAGCTTTAAGACCAATTAAGCAATTTAAAGCAGGTGTGGCTGGCGCTGGTGCTGCAACTGATGCACTGCGGGCAAAAAATGCTTTACTTGGCGTTAGCGCCCCCGGTCAATTCAAAACAATGGCAACAGCCATTGGTGGATTCACCAGGAATGTAAAACTTGCAACTTCGGTAATGAAGATCATGAGACTTGTTATGATCAGCACTGGTATTGGTGTCATCATACTTGGCATTGGGCTTGCCGTAATGCTTGTTGTAAAAAACTTCAACACTTTTAAAGAAAAATCTTCTGGTGCTATTAATAGTGTTAAGCAAGCCTTTAAGACATTCATGAGCGCACTTAAAGAAATTGCAAGACCAATTTTGGATCTGTTTAAAAGCTTTGATGATGGTGGTGCAAAAGGTAAGAGTGCTATTGGTGGTTTGTCTAAAGCATTTGGAGGTATTGCCAAGGCTATAAGTTTTGTAGCAGATTTGTTTAAGAAATTTGTTCTCAATTTCATTCAGCCGTATCTTTATTACATCGTAAACCTTGTAATGGTTGTTGTTTCAATTTTTCAAGGTAATTGGAGTAATGCTCTCGACTTCTTAATATCAGCATTTTCTCATGTAGGAAAGATCATAGTTGTAATAATGAAATTTGCGTTTAAAGCGCTAGTTGCGGTAGCTGCTCTTGCAATTAAGGCAATCCTTACACTGATAACTGCAATCCCAAAAACTTTGGCAAAAGCTGCGGGCTTCCTTGGTAAATTTATACCAGGCTTTACTGCAATCTCCGAGGGTATCAATTCTGTCATAGATGGCATGTTCGGGATGGTTGATGGCGCTAAAAACCTTGCTATGGGCGCTATTGATGGAGTAGCTGATGCAATAGGTTCAAAGCTAGAAAGCGGAGCGAAGAAAGGTATCTCCAATACTAAGGAAGCAGTAGACCTTGGCGGAAAAAAGATTGTAGATTCTGGTGAAGAAATAGGTTATGATACTGGCGAAGCGATTGCGAATGCAGCAGGTGATGGCTATGATGATAATGACCCTAGCGAGAAGATTGGTAAAGCACTTAAAGACGGTATTGACGATGCCGTTCAAGAACTGCAGGATTATGTAGCTGGTGAGCTAAAGAATGCAATTGATAAATATGTAAATGCATCAATAAAAGCATTAGAAAAACAGAAAACATCTGCTCTTAAGGTTTTTGATGTCCAATTAAAGACTCTCATGAAGCTTGAAAAGGCCGAAGAGTCTTTAACTAAAACTAAAGAGTATGAAGCTAACAAGCGTAAATTAATTGATGACAAGGCTCTCAGCGATGAACAATACCGCCGCAACTATGCACTGGCAGTATACGAAGGTCGCATTGATGATGCCAGAATGCTTCAGCTTGAGCAGAGCGCTAGTGAAAAGAATTATAGTGAAAACTTAAAAGGTATTGAGTCGGACAGAGCCAAGGATCTTGCTAAAGAAAATCTTGAGGCTCTTAAAGAGGCTATTAACGAAGCAAAAGATGCGGCTTCTGTATTCTTTGATGAAGCTATTGAGAAATTCCAAGAGTCTATTGAAGTAATTACAAAGTTCCCTCCAGTAACAATTGAGGATTATAGAAATCAAATTGAACAGCTTTACACTATTACTAATGATACTGCTGCTGCAAATAGTGAAGCATTTGAAAAAATGTTTACTGATTTTGCATCTACAATTAATGACAAGATGCCTAATGAGGTTGTTGGGGCTTTCACTACAAATCTTGATGACCTTGTTCGTGTTGCAAGAGAGAAGTATGGTTTAGGCGGGGAAGCTGGCGAAGATACTATCATTGGAGCAACCATTGGCATGCTCGCAGATATTGGCGGGACATTTGGTGATGGTAAGCAAGTTGTTATTGATAAGTTTGGTGAAGTCACAACTGGGTTTAAAAATAATTTTGCGGCGGCAAGTACTGCCATTGTTAAGTCTGTTACTGATGATTTCTTAACTCCATTTGCTGAAGCAACAACTAAATTTAGAGAAAATTGGAACAATGTGTATGTTCAAGCAATTAAAGATGGAAACCAAGCAATCACAGATAGCTTAAGAAATAATGTTAAAATTAATGAAGAATTATTTAAAAAGTTGCGTGGTGAGCTTACTGAAACAAGTCTGTACTGGCTAAATCTTAAGGCTGCAGCAGACGCTGCAGCTGATGCGCAGTCTGCTGCAGCTGGAGGAGGCGGAGTTGATAGTCCTACCTCTATTACCCCTAAAGGTTCTTTCACCCCTGCTGGTGGTCGGGCTGATGCATTTGAAAACAATAATAGAAATAGGGTGGACAGGGGTCTTCCTCCAATATCTTATCAAGAATTTATTTCGGGCACTGGTCGGTCTACATCTCAACTTCAAATAATAAGAAATCCTATTAGGCAGTTTGCTAAAGGGGGCATGGTTCCTTCGGGAAGTGTAAATCAAAATTCTGGGATGCCAGAAGGCTACATCTCAGCGCCAAGACAAGAAGGCGTACCAACACTTCTTCATGGCGGAGAGTACATTCTTAATGCGAAGGCGGTTTCCAGAATTGGTATAGGCGCTTTGAATAAGATGAATAATAATCTTCTTCCAAAGTTTGCAAAGGGCGGTCAAGTTCCAGGCGGGAAGAGGGGTTCTGCTTCAAACACAAGAGGTAGTGCAGATAGACTTGAAGCGAGCAGTATCGTTGCTGCGCAAGTCAGGAAGGCTGCTTCTGAAGCTGCTGGGCTTCCTAAGAATTTCATTGGACCAATTGTTCCTCCAAAAATGAATTCTAAGAAAAATATTTTTCAAAAAGCTGGTGGTTTTGTAGGCGGGTCCGTTGTTGACCTCGGGCAGTCATTTTCTAAATTTGGCGATTCTGTTTGGAATATTGCTTCAAGTCTTGTTGAATCACCACTTGCATTAGTTAACAAGGATTTAAGTTTCAATCCGATGACCAATCTGGATAATCGTGTAATGAGGACACAGAGAGAGGGTGTTAACTGGATTCGTGGTATCAATAATGCACTTGGTACAAATCTTGCTGGTGGAAGCACCGGCGGGTTTGGTCAAATTGCTAATAACAAAAAGTTTGGCCTTGGTGATGCTTTTAATGTCGCTACAGTTGTAGCCCCTGAAATTATGGCCCCGCTTGGATGGGCAGCAAAGATTTTAACAAAGCCAGTCGCAAGTCTAGCAACCTCTAGATTGGAGGCTATTGGTGTGGTTGGTGCAAAAGATATTGGTCTTAAAGCACTTACCTCAATGGGTACTAAGCTCGGTATTGGCTCTATGCTTAGTAAAGCGGGTAATAATCCAATACAAAGGACTTTCCGTAAGTTTTTACCTACTGAGGCTCAATACAATATAGCAAAACAATATCAAAATGATTTGATGGAATGGGCTAATACATATGCTGTACCGGGAGCTGGTCCAGGCTGGGAGTCTGCACAAACAAAGTATGTGCAGATAGTAAAAAGTAAAAAACACAGGTACATCTCTAGCCAAGCGTATAATTATGAGAAAATGCCAAAGAAATTTGCTGCTGTCGAAAAATATATGGCACTATCATTGCTCGGAGACCCAATCCGAAGGGGGCTTGAATATCTTCCATTGCTTAGGAGCCCAAGCCAAAATGTAAGAGGTTCTGATTATTCTAGCAAAGATTTTGCTTTCTTAGAGTCTGAGAGCACTTCCAATCCAGAGTGGTTGAATACTTCGTTTGACTTCAGTGACTACAAAAACAAGGAAAAAAGCATTGTTTTAAACAATCTTTCTGAAGTACTTGCGTACCACAAAAATAAATTGACTATTTATGATGGTCTTCCATCAGCAGCGGTTCTGCCAAAGAAAGCATTGCCGATAGCAGCTAAGGCTTGGGGTAGTGCGCTCAATCTCAAGACTGAAGTTATCCGAGGAAAAGAATATTCAACATCACTTGCTGATAATTATGATGGTATTTTCCAAGCTGCATTTCGTGACACACTTCCTAGTGATGGTCTTGGACTTGCTGTTTACCCATATATCGGTGAAGATGGCAGCGTGGCTCATGCTAGGCCATTTCGTTTTTATAATAATGATTATAACAACAAGCCAAGAATGGTATCTGGTATGGGCTTCAACTGGGACCGACCGCTGAGTGGATTTCATGCTTTGATGCTTGGTTTGGACACAGCGCTTCCTAGTGCAATTAGTAGTATTGGTTCAAAAGTTGCTGAATTGATCAGCAGAGTGCCATCTCTTAGACCTGCTGCTGGTTTTGGATCACCAATGACACCTGCAATTTTTGGTGATAGCCAAGATTTTGCGCTAATGCAACAGCTAGGATATTTGACGGGAATGTTGAGTGACCCACTAGGTGGCTATGTTCAGGTGGCAATGCATGAAATGGGTCATGGGTTTAACCTAGATCATCCGCATGAATATGAGGTGAATCGTGGGAAAGTAGGCTATAACTCAATTATGGATTATGAATCTGGCTTTTCAAATAGAAAACTCCTGCCAGGTGATATTGCTGGATTGAAGGCTATGCTTGGCAATGTAAAAAATTACAGTTCTATAAATATTCCTAAATTTAAAACAGGCGGCTATGTTCCTGGCTCTCCTTCAATGGCAATTCCCGCACTTTTGCATGGTGGTGAGTATGTTGTAAACGCTGATGCTGTAAGAAACATGGGTGTAAGAACAATGCAAAGCATTAACCAATCCAGGTTCAGAGCTCCATCTAGCGCCCCATCCTATATGGGTGGAGGACAAACAACGAATGTGTCTACGGTAAATATTAATGTTGATACATTTGTCGGGGAAGAAGAATGGTTTAAGTCTATGATGAAGAGTTACAATGTCAATGTCCTTCCAAAGCAACAGAAAGCGGCTGGGATGGAGACAAGAACTTTTACAAGCTATAATGGTATAAACCAGGGGTTGTAAATGTCAATTATTCAAAATCAACAATCTAATATAACCCATCTTGTCGTGCTTAACGGTCAAGAGATTACAGAGCATGGTCGGGTGTTCAGTGGTGGAATGACCACATCTGCATCTAATGTTGAATTGTTAAACGGGAATAAAAAAAGGTTTATTAAAAATGCAAAGAATACTTATTCATTTTCATTTACTTATCTTCCGGATATGCCGGAAAAAACAGTTGATGGTCGCAAGAGCAGGGATTACCTGCTTTCAATTGCCAGAGCTCCATCGTCAGCAAGTCTTTCAATAAAGCTAGACCCATCAGAACCTTTTTATAATACTACCGTATATGTTGATTCATATTCGGAGACATTAATCAGGAGAGATATTCCCAACCAGTGTGCTTACTACAATGTTGAGATTTCTCTTAAAGAGAAATAATATATGTCTGATAGTTTTTATTCATTTAGTGAACCATTTAATCGTGGTATAGATTTTTATCAAGCAGATGCTGCTGATGTCACAATTGATATCAGCATTTCATCCTCTCTTACAATATCATCTTTTCAAATAAGATTTGCAAGCATTGTAATTGAATCAAACTCTGCCATCACTTCTAATGCATTCAAGATAGCATACGCAGCCGCTAATCTGGCGGTCGATGGTGCAACGGTAGTTGTCGCAACAGAAAGGCAAGACGGAAGCGTTGTAATCTCCGCAGAAGCTCTTGTTCAGACAAACATTACAAAAATTGCTCATGCATCTGTAGCATTGTCATCTAGTGGTGATGTATCTGTAAGCGGAACGAAAATATCTACTGCTACATCCACACTTAGCTCGGAGTCCGACTTGGATGCTTCGATGCTTAAGATATCACACGGCACTTCTCAAATAGCAGTATTGTCAAGTCTATTAGCAAATGCGATGAAGGTCGCTCACGGTTCGGCGGTTCTGTCTGGTCAAGTCAACTTGGCAACAGCTGGCAGGATATTCCTTGCAACAATCAGAATTAATATTTTAAATAATACAAATGTTGATGCTCGGACTATTAGATTCAGCACAAATATTACTGCAGATAGCTCACTGATTAGAACCCTGCTGCTTCTTGATAATAAACCTTTAACAAATCAAACAAGGATGCTCGATGTTTCAGCAACCCCGATTTTTATGGAGAATACAAATTGGGCTGGAGATACTTCAAGATATTATAAAAACAGCGCAGCTAATGGCGGTTCAAAAAGAACATTTAATATTAAGTGGTCATTTATCCCAAATTACAGTAATGCAACTGTTGACTTAAATGAGTCAAGAAACTATATTAAAAATATTTCAATGGATGCCGATACTCATACTTTAACAGTTATTAGTCAAGATGAGGATGGTATAACTCCATATACAGAAGAGAATGTTACTGTGTTTGTTTCAAGTTTTTCTGAAAACTTAATAAGAAGAGACCTTGTTAATGATGTATACTATTTTGATTGCGCGTTAGCGCTAGAAGAGGTTTAAAATGTTGACATCTGGTATATACGGAAAGGAATTCTCTACTTCTTTTAATTCTTCCATTATATCTCCGGCCCAGAAGATTAAGCCTAAAATTATGATTAAATGGCTGGATAGTCGCCATGTTGATAATTTGGTGATAACAACAAATGATGCTCCTGCAAATACTGCCTACCCAAGCAGGGGATTTTTCTTCCCAGTGTCGGAGGCTATGAATGGAATTAAAAGACAATCATTTACTTGGGCAGTTGCTGGGGCTAAGGATGTAAATGGTGATGTGATTAAGGCAGATGGCACATGGTTTGCAATGCCTTCCTTGACATCGAATGATTTATCAAATACTCAGGTAGGTAGTAATCTTGAATTTGGGTGGTGGTCGAATAGTACCAGTAATTCAAATACCCATGGTACATATAGTGGATATGGCTTTGTGACAAATCCTTATGTTGAAGCAACATTCACTACAAGAAAAGTAAATAAAATTAGGGTTGTTACATCTGAAGCGTATGGTCAAATATCTAATTATTTAGTGCAGGCATATGATGCTTCTTTAAATCTTGTCTTGAATGAAGAGGGTCTTATAAAAGATGGTACATATTTTCAAGATCACAATATATCCCTAGCCGCCTCAACTCAGAATATATCAAAAATAAGAGTGACCGTATATTCTACAAAAAATTCGGTTGATTTTGCAAGAATACAGGAAATTGTCCCAATTTATGAAGAAGACATTAGTGATTATATAATTGATTACTCTGTCAACAGAACTCGTGATATTCACTCAACAAGCCTTCCAGTTGGTGGTTCAGGTATTGCTAGTGTTGATTTGAATTTAGATAACACAACTAAGGTTTTTAACTTATTCAACACAAGCTCTACTTATGGTAAATATATGGTTAAAGACCTTGAGGTTGAGATATACACTGGCTGGAGAATCAAGAAGCCATCATTTGATAATATCAATGCCTCATATTTGACAACGCAATTAACGGCAAATATATCCAATTCCTCATCTACATTTACCGTTTTGGATAGAACAGCCCTGCCTGCTGGCGGAGCGGGTAATGAGTTTATTGTCATTCTGGATAAAGATACTCAGTCAGAAGAAATTGTGCTTTGTTCTTCTGTTAACTCTTCAAATATTGTTACAGTCGCACAAAGAGGTTATGGCGGGTCTATAGCAAAATCCCATATTGCCGGCTCCAGTGTTACATTCGATGTTTATGAGTATGTGAAAAATGGAACATTCTATGTTGATGAATGGTCAGTGAATACAGACATGACTGTGAGCGCAAACCTACAGGATTGGACAAAGTTCCTTTCAGAAAGGACAATCAGTTACGGATTCTTTATGCAAAATGCGTATGTCGGTGATGCGGTAAAGAATCTTTTAATGAGAGCTAACTTCCCTAGTTCTGATATTGAGAAACTTAACTCTTATAAAAGAGGGGCTATTGAGAGAGGGGCTGTCACCCTTTATTCATTTAATGAAGATACCATTGATCGAAGTGGAAATGATATTATCCCGTCTACTGGGTTGCGTTCAAGATTTTGGGGGATGCCGGATAATAAGAAAGATATCTCTGTAAAAGACATTGTTGCTGACGCTATAGACAAAGAATTGTCACCATTGGATAAAGCTCTTGGTGAAAAGAAATTTATATCCCCATCTAAAGTTGTTTTGTCTAAAGATATTTCTGATTCAAATACATACGCCTTACAGATTAGTGATTTCCAGTTCACCGGTACAGACTCTAAAGTTTACAGTGATTATTATAATGGAGTTTTCGATGGTTACTATATACCGACAGACTCTGGTCTGCAAAGTTTAGTTGCGGTTATTGCTTATGGTGGGGTCAAGATTTATCTAGATGATGTTCTTATTTTGAACAAGTATAAATTAACCACTGTGTCAACTAGGTATCAATCAAGTACTGTTAATTTGACAGCAGGTGTTCCACGAAAGATAAGAATAGAGTTTTATCATTCTTTTAATAATTCAGGCGCTGCTTCTTTTAAATTGTGGCTGTACAAGGCTTTGAGCGGGGGTTCGGATGTTCTTGTTAACGCTTCAGAGTGCACAACGATTGTTGGACTGGATGCTGTTGGTTCAAAAAACCCATCATCGAATATTGCTGTAGCTGATGCTTACAATCATAGAAACAATGCTGTATACATAAGTCTGCCAAAGTTGAATCAACCAACTGGCTTGGTTTCTGATATAAATAATAAATCAATATTGTTAGAATCTAATGCATATGTTAGAATCCCGTATCATGAAAGCTTTGATGTTGTAAACTCTAATAGTTATTTATATAATAATGAATGGACAATAGAGCTACTCGCCAAATTCCATATTCCAGGGAGTATTGTTGCAGAATCAATTACTGTTACGAATAACGGTTCTGGTAATTATTTAATAAACGGAGTTTCTAATGGGACAATTTCCGTGGTTCGTGGGGGTACTTACACATTTCAGGTTAATGCGTCTGGTCATCCATTCTGGATTCAAACATCCCCTGGTGCTCATAATCCAGCAAATGTTGTTACTTCTGGCGTTACAAATAATGGAGACGATGATGGAACTATCACATTTGTAGTTCCTGCTGATGCTCCAAACACTCTTTACTATGCTTGCCAATTCCATTCGTCTATGCAGGGCATGATAACTGTTACAGGAACCGTCAGCCCCTATGGGTTCTTTTCTGGCGATGGAGAGTATGTAAGTAATTGGAATAATTCATCACCAACAGCTGGATTTGAATTCTTTAATAACTCCAGTTCTCATGGTTTTAAAATAAAAACTTTAGCAAACTCAACAGTGACAACGGAAACTGTTTCCTCTAATGTTGCTTTATCAAATAGTTCATTTCATCATTTAGCTGTTTCATATGATGGAAGTTCGTTAAAGTATTATGTAAATGGTGATTTAAAAGATACTGAACCTGTTGAGGGTGTTCCTGTTGCATGGACTTCAAAAGATATTGCGATTGGGGGTAGGGCGGCATCGTATTCTGCCGGGGCAGAAGTGCCTCCACCAAGTGTTAGAAGTTTTTATATTGATGAATTTGCTGTATATAATAAATGTTTGACGAGTAGTCAAATGTCTGATCGGTATACAGAATCAGCGATGCAGCCATTGACAGAGTTTGCTTTTCTATATGGCAATGATAACTCAATTCAGGAAGTTATAAATAATATAACATTTGCTGATATGGGCCGGGTGTATGTGGATGAAAACGATAAGGCTAAGTATGAGCATTTTTACCGCTTCTTCGAACCTTCTATTGCCCAGCATGCTAATGTGCAAACTTCATTCAGTGATTCAACAAATATTATAAATGCTTCTTACAATGTCGCTCTACAGTGTAATAAAGTCGTAATACCTATTGCATCAGTGCAAACATCTTCTGGAACAGCACAGAGCCTCTGGGTGGCCCCTGAGGGGTCTTCACTGGGCACTACTGAACTTACTGCCAATATGACATCCAGTTCAAATGTTGCTTATGTATCAAGCACAAAAAATCCAGTGTTCTCAGATACAGGATATCTTAAAATTGGGAATGAAATTGTAAAATATATATCAAAAACAGCAGTGTCTTTTAACGGACTAGAGCGTGGTCAATTTCAAACAACAGCGGCAGCTCACTTAACTTCCAGTAAAGTTAAGGAGTCAAGGTATTATGATATCAAGTTTGATAAAGCCCCAGCGTATAATATTAGAAGCCCTTTTGTGACTCAAATAATATTTGAAGAGCCGGACAAGATTGAAATAACAAAGTTTTTGCCGTATGCATATGGGGCTGAGTTGATTCTCTCAGCAACAGAGAACTCAATTGTTGGTGAAATTGCTATTATACAAGGAACAGACCCTATAACCAAGTACCCCTATGCAACATCGATTGTTGGCACCGCAGTTTCTATAACAGAACAGAATGTTCAGGTTAAGGAGCAATCTGCTTCTACGAATGACAGTATCAAAAAATATGGGATTAAAGATTTGACTGTCCAAAGTCCTTTTATTACTGATGCAGTACATGCAAAAAAATTGGCTGATTTTATTATTGATAAAACACAAACACCAGTGCCTATTATAAATATTAGTATTACGACCATGCCCAAGATTCAACTAGGTGATAGAATTAGAATAACAACTTTATCGGCTCTTGATATCACCAACACTGATTATTGGGTTATATCTTATAATATGTCGATAGCTGATAATGTTACACAGAACTTGGTGTTGAGGAAAGTTTCTTAATGGTTAGTGAAAATACAATATTCTTCTATTCTGGTCGTGGTGGGCATTCTCATGATGGGGAGAATTCAAGCTTTATTGATACTTCTAAGTATTCTTTGTTTGATTTTTCTTGGGGCTTATTGGGTGATCCTGATAGACAGGCTTCGCAAGATCGTAATTACAATAGCTTTAAAGATTTTATTATAAACACTGTCAACCAATCAATTTTAAATCCGGCGGGATTAGTTCTTCAGCCGGGTATTGTTAACGGTTCTGCTCATATCATATCTCGATCTTTAACGACTGAACTTATAGCAGCAAATGCAATTACTGCGAATGAGATTTTAGCAAACACGATCACTGCAAATGAAATTGCTGCGAACGCCATTACCGCAAATGAGTTGGCTGCAAATCTTGTTCTTGTCAATAATATTATTAGAAGTAATAATTTTGATGGCAATATTGCAGCCAATGGCGCTATTACTAGCGCAGGAACTGTTGGCTGGGCTGTCTCGGGTCATGGTCAAGCTGTATTTGATACAACATTTATTCGAGGGTCGTTGGTTGCATCATCTGTTTCTACACCTGGTGTTGATATCGACGCAAACGGGAATCTAACTGCTAATACTTTTGCACTTTATGCCAATGGTGCAATCATAACATCAAGCGGTAATTTTAGCGTTGATGCGTCTGGAAACCTAACGGCTAATAATGCAAGCATCACTGGGACAATATACGCCACTGCTGGTGGTATTGGCAACTGGGATATCAGTGGGGGTAATATTATATCCTCAGATGGCAAAATTAGTCTTATTAATGACGCTGGGGACACAGTAATTATTGCTCAAAGCGCTATTGGGACATTTGCTGCTATGAATTCTGACGGTAGCATCACTCTTCAGAATGGTAGCTTTGGCTCGTCTCAAGTTATGAACGGAGCATCTTATTATGTTGTAGATAGTATTGGCAGAGCATTGACTATTACTGGGTCTGGAATATCAAGTAATCTTTACGGAACAGTGCTCTCCGCCTCAGGCGGAGCTAGCCTTCTTGACGGCTATGCTGCTAATAATGATGAAGATGACGGCGGCTCTATCCCGATCAGGAGTGCTGATGCATCAGTAAGGGCTCGGTATTTTGTAACGACTGGAGGTGTGACAGGCTCTGGGTCAACAATTATTAGAAGATCCGATGGGTACATATTGGTTCAATCATCAAGAAGAGATTTGAAAACTAATATTGAAGATATAAGTGATTCTTTAAATAAAATAGCAGCATTAAGGCCAAGGATCTTTAATTGGAAGCCTCAAGATAACGATCCAGATGATCTCTTTCACAGGGAAATTAAACCAAATCATAAAACAATGGGTTTCGTTGTTGAAGAGGTTGCTGAGATATCACCTGAATATCTTGAGTATTCAATAAAAAATGATGAACTGGATGCTCATTACTGGAAGCCGAATGACTTTATTGCATTAGCTATTCAGGGAATAAAAGATTTGTCGGCAAAGGTTGATCAACTAGAAGCAAGGATTGCTGAACTAGAAGGTTAAATGAGGTATAATAGATAAATGGCTTACGAGAACTATTCACAAGTTTCCTGGACTGATGGAACACCTATCACTGGCGATAGATTGCAACAAATGTCAACTAACACCCAGCAGGTTAAGGAAGCTACTGAGGATTCCCCACAGGGTATCAAGAAAATTAAAAGCGTTACTTCAAATAGCGCTACTATCACAGCTTTCGCAACGACTACAGAAATTATCTCATTAAAAAATGATTCTGGTACTGGTGGTCCTGATAATAGAGTTAGTGTCGATGCTAGCCGTTTTTATAAAGTAGTTCTTAATTTCACTGGCTTTGTTCTAACTGCAAAAGGTGCTGAGGACTCTCGTTACTTTGTTAGTTTGCACAGCGGTACTCATGGTGGTGCAAACTCTAAACTATGTGAGGCAACCTTCACCCCTCCGGCGGGTATATTTGTTGATTCGGCAAATAGCAATACTATAACTTTAAGAAATGATGCTTACGATAATTTCTTTGGATCAGGAACAATTTCTACTGTATTGCAATCAAACGCTTCTGGCTTTATAAATGAATCATTTTTTGCTGCGGTTAAGAGAGAGCAGGGTGCAAGCACATCTGGTGCGCCAGGTTATTTTGTTCCCGCTTCATCCGGTTCTTATGTTCTTCAATTGTATGTTGAAGATGCGGGTGGAATTGCTTAATTGAAAGAAGTAAGGCTTGCCTCTCAAAGAAAAGATATTGAGTGGACAACGAAATTTGCTTCTGGTGAAGATAGTCCTAATTACAATGGCGGAAAGTATATCGATGACAAGGGTTATGTTCGTGTATTGAAGCCTGAGCACCCTAAAAACATTAGAGGCTATGCTTACGAGCATCGGCTGGTTATGGAAGAATATTTGAATAGATATCTCCAAGCATGGGAGACTGTTCACCATATTAATGAAATAAAGGTAGATAATAGATTGTCTAACTTGTTTCTTTGTACTCCGCAAGAACATAGTGCCCTGCATAAGGAAGGCAATAAGATATCGGCTCAGCATCGGGCTAAAATGAGAGAAACGGCTAACAAAGTTAAACCTCATACAAGAAAGAAAAATGCTGTTAATCCTGTAACAATTAAAAAAAGACTCCCGTAGCAACTTTCTGCTTATCCTTATGATAAGATGTACAGAACCCAAAGGAGTCCTTATGAAAGTTTGTGCAGGAGAAGGTTGTAATTTAGAGTTTGAGCCGCAAACGGCTAACCATAAATACGCCGATAAGCTATGTCGTCAATCAATTGATGTCAATGGTTTATGTAAATATAGAAGGGATAATGGTTTGTTTGAAACACTTCCAGATCCTATCACTGGTGATATCCCTTCAAATGAAAGTGAGTTGCGTCTTTCTTACAATAAATTATTGTCTGAGTACAATAAGATTAAAACAAAGAGTGATGACCTTGCTGGAGCTATCTACCGCGCTGTTAAAGAAGATATCGAATCGGTTAAATATGTTCCGGTTAATAAACCTAAGTTTGAAAGAGCTTCAAAAGGTGAAGAGGTAGCTGTTGCAGTTCTTGCTGACTGGCAGTTGGCTAAGGTAACTCCTGATTATAATTCTCAGGTTTGCGAAGAGCGCATCAACCTTTTTGCAGAGAAAGTGATTCAGCTTACTGAGATCCAAAGAAAAGATCACCCAGTTAAGGAATTGAGAATCTGGGCTCTTGGTGACATCATTGAAGGTGAGTTGATATTCCCAGGTCAATCTTTCTTGGTTGATGGCGGTTTGTATAGACAGATCACTGTTGATGGACCACGGATTATGAAAAACTTTATTAACAAAATGTTGGAGAACTTTGAAAAAGTAACATTTGTTGGAGTGATTGGTAATCATGGTTCTATTGGTGGTCGTGCCCGCAGAGATCACGATCCTGAAACCAATGGTGACAGAATGCTCTACCGTATCACTCAGCTTATGTTTGAAAAAGAAAAGCGGATTGAGTTTAAGATTCCAGACGGTCGTGGTGAACGACATTGGTATGCTATTGACAAGATTGGAAATTATAAAGCAATGCTTTGTCATGGCGATCAGTTCGGTAGCCTTTCGGCGTTTCATTCTTTTCAGAAGAAAGCATATGGCTGGAAGATCGGTGCTTTGAATGAGGACTTTGATGATATTTTCATTGGACACTTCCATACTCCAACAAAGATGACATTTAATACCGTTCAGTTAAGAATATCTGGTAGCCCTGAGTCGGTGAATACATACGCTGCAGAAGTTTTGGCGGCGGCTGGTCGTCCATCGCAATCACTCTACTTCGTTCATCCTGAGAAGGGTATTGTTACTGCAGAGTATAACTGCTGGTTGAATTAACATGACTAAAGCGACTGGTATATACTGCAGAAATTGCGGGGGCAGGATGTTTTCTGGTCATCAATATTATGCATTTCAAAAAAATTATATTGACTTGACCTGTATAAGATGTTCATGCTCTGTTGATGTTGAAGTAAAAAAGCTTAATAAAATTCTAAAATATTTAGGGTTCAAAACAATAGAGGCAAGACATGATATCCAAGAAACCACAAGTAAATAAATTTTACAGATATGCCGGGTCAATTGTAAAAATAAAAAAGATTTCTAAGGTAAAGAATAAAATCTTTGTAGAAAGACTTTCTGATAAAGAAATTATTGTAATACCTTATGAGCAATCAGAAATTTTAATTGTTCGGCTGTATACTGTTGGTGAGGTTGCTAAGATTGTTGAAAGAAGGCCTGATACACTCCGTAAGTATGAAAGAAAGAATTTGATTCCATCAGCCAGTAAGTTTGGTGATGAATACAAAGGATATTCTGACTGGAGATATTATGATGAAAGTGAAATCTATGAAATGGTAGAATTCTTCAATCAGCGCACACAAGGTCGCCCTGTCACTCAAAGTGGTGATATGGTTGGTAATAAGATAAAGTTAATAGAGCAAAAAGTCAAACTTCACAAGTGAGGATATTATGTCAAAAGAAAATGAAAAAGGTACAGAAATTTGGGCATCACTCGGCATTACTAAGAATCTTGGTAATTACGAATCGTTGAGGCTAGATGCTGGCGCACGAACGCAGGCATCAGACCCTAATGACCCAGCGGCTTGGGCAAAAGTTTGGGAATCTATTGATGCTCAAATTGAAGCAAAGCTGCAGGAATTAGATAATGAAAGCCCTAAGTGATTGGCTGAATTTAGCAGTTTGTGCAAATGATGACAACCCTGCTGCTTGGCTATCGTATGATATTGAAAACATACGATATGCCAAGCACGGCTGTTCGAAATGTAAAGTTAGGCAGCAATGTTTTTTAAATGCATGGCAGAATGAACCATATGTTGGTGTCAATGCAGGCATATCAGAATATGATTTTTTAATCCTTACATGGAAGGAGGCGAAGAAGGCTAATGGAAGTAACTGGTCAAGAACTAATAAAACACTTCAAAGAATCATGCAGGAAATTAAATAAGCTATTTATTCCGGATTCCCCAAGGCAAGAAGCTGTTGCAGACGCTCTTGCTGAATTTTATAGCAAGAATGATTTATTCACAGCAGTTGATTTATTTATTAAATCAAAGACAGGGCCGTTTTTGATATTTGATTTTGCAATAGAATCCAAGTCTTATGTTGATAAATCAAAATTTGAATCTAAGGCAGTTGACAATTTCAAGGCTATAGTGGAGCAAACAAGAAAGAGAATGGAATCTGAATGAACTATGAGATTAGGTTACTTAACTGCATTATTGACAACGATGGTTATGTTGAGTCGGTCAATGCTGGCGCAGAGAATGTTTTTGTTGAATACAAGGATATTTGGAATTTTATAATCAGTCACTATGACGAGCACAAAAAGGTTCCGTCTAAAGATACTGTAAAGCATCACCACCCAGATTTTGATTTTGTATCGACTCCTGAACCTCTTAAGTATTATCTTGATGAGGCAAAGAGAGAGTCGTTGTCATACCAGACTCGGATGATTGTTTCTAAGGCTCATGCCATACTGGGCGATCTTGGTCCTAAAGAATCATTATCATTTCTGATGGAAGAAACTTCTAAGCTCTATAAGTTTTCTAGCAGTTTGAAAGATACCGATCTTGCTGGGGAGTGGAAAGATAGGGCAGATAGTTTAAGAGAGCGGTCTTTGCGTGGGAATGATGAATTGCAAGGAGTGCCAAGCGGTATCAATGTTATTGATAAAACATTCGGCGGCTGGCAACCAGGAGATTTTGTTGTTCTTCTTGGCTGGACGGGTGTTGGTAAGTCATTCATTGCAAGATTATTTGCTGTTAATGCATGGAAAGCTGGTTATAGACCATTGATCATTTCACTTGAAATGAATAAGATGCAGGAGGGGCAGAGGCTTGATACCTTGTTGAATAATGGCGAAGGTAACTTTACCAATACAGATCTTGTCAGAGCCAACCCTGCCATTGTTGATAAGTATGAGAAATGGGCGGAGGCTACTTTCACTGGCAAGCATGCTATTCATCTTGTTACATCAGAGGGTCTTGAGACTGCTGACCAAAACATGGTACAGGCAAAGATTGACCAGTATCATCCGGATATGGTAATTCTTGATTACCATGGTTTGTTTGATGATTCAAGCGGTGCCAAGACAGAGACAGAGAAAGCAAAGAATTTGTCTAAGGCATTTAAGCGCATGGCTGTTAAAAATAATATTCCAATTATCGATGTTGCAGCAGTAACAATGTCAGAGGGGCACTCTGAGCGTCCACCTGAACTAGAAGAGGTTGCGTGGAGTAAGCAATTGGCTTATGACGCAGACCTTGTTCTGGCAATTCATCGTGAGCCATCATCTGATGTGTTTCAAGTTGTGTCTAGGAAAGTTAGGCGAGCTGGTCACTTCGGGTTCTATCTTAGATGGAACTTGGAAACAGGTAAGTGGGCTGAGGAATGGGACATTTAATGGAAACTTGCTTGAGCGGAACTGCGAAAGACATAGAAACAATCGCTAAACTTAGACCGTGGATGGAAGATGAAGCTAGGATTAAGTATGGGTTCAAGGGTGAGACAAGGCTGATTACAGACTATGATAAAGAATCAGAAATATTTTCATTCTCAATCATTTTTGACGATGAACCTAGAAGCTGAAATTAAAGATCTGCTCCAGAAGTATGGCATTCATGTTCATACTGAATCTGGCAATGAGATTACTTTCTATTGCCCTTTCCATAAGAACAGAAATACTCCATCGTTTTATTTAAATAAAAAAACAGGGTTATGGCAATGTTTTAATCCATCATGTGGAGAAAAAGGTAACTTTAAGAAACTATATAGACAGATCACTGGTAAATCCTATGGCAGAGAAACAAAGCTAGATCCTGCCGCATTAAAAAACGAGATAGATAGAGCCCTGCGCCCTGTTGTTCCAGAGAAGGAAATTTCTTTGGATACAATGATTCTTGATTATGATAGTGATGATGCCAAAGATAAGTTGTTGCCATTTCTTGAGCGTGGTTTGTCTATTGATACGCTATCTCACTTTGAAGTGGGGTTTTCTAGCGGTAAGAATCGTATAGTTATCCCAGTGAGGAATCCTCAATACAAACTGGTTGGCTTGATAGGCAGGGCTGTCAGTAGTGAGCAGGAGCCTAGATACTTGTATAATACTGGGTTTAAAAGAGCTACTGTGTTGTTCAATATACAGAATGCTAAGTTACACAGTGATGTTATAATAGTAGAGGGGAGTGTTGACGCAATGAAGGTCCACGAAGCTGGATTCCCGAATGTGGTTGCGTCATTGGGTGCTCAAGTGTCTCCACAGCAAGTATCTATGTTGAAAAAATATTTTGATAGAATAATTATATTTTCTGACAATGATGACGCTGGAGAGGCTATGAAAGGTGCTATAATAAATTCTTGTTGCGGTAAAGAACTGTACGCAGCCAAGATCTCCGATGGGTTGAAAGATCCAGGGGAGATGTCAGTAAAGCAAATTAAAGACAGTATCACAAACAAACAAATAATAGTATAGGAGACAATATGTCATTTACATCACTAAAAACACTAAAAGACCTTGAGAAGGCGGTAGTACCGGCTCCTGGGGCAGCAAAGGGAGTGAAGAAATACTTTACTCTGCAATCAGGAGACTCTTTCAAGATTCGCTTCAGGCAAGAGCTTACCGAGGATGCAAAATATTATAATGAAGAGATTGGAACTGGTATTACAGTTCCTGTGGTCACTTCGCCAATCAACTGGAAGTGGAGAGTTGCCTCTACTGCTTCATTTGAAAAATTTAATTATCGTTGCTGGGCAACAGAGCAGTCAGTTTCAGACAAGGCTTGGAAACCTAAGCCTCACCTGTTGATCAACATTGCAGTAGAAGTAGAGCCAGGAATTTGGGAACCACGAATTCTAGACACTACTTTCAATCAGCGCCATGTTGGTTTGACTTTGATTGAGTATGCAAAAGAGTTTGGGACTATTACAGACAGAGAGTACAAGTATTCGAGAACAGGCTCTGCCGCTTCGGATACTAATTATAGTTTGATTCCTCTGAATGTTACAGAAGCAAGTAAGGCAATTACTGAATTGCCATTGCATGAGTTGGAGAATGTATACATGACTCTTTCTTATGAAAAGCAGCAAATATTCCTAACAACTGGAGAGTTGAACAAGGATTCTTGGTAGAATCTAAGTAATTCTATTACTCAAGGGCAGGGGGAAACCCCTGCCCTTTAACAAAGGAATATAGTGAAAAGAAAAAAAATAGTTTTAGATTTAGACGGCGTTATTGCCGACATAGACACAGCTGTTTCTAATCATTTACTGGACGAGAGCGGCGCTAAAACTGATTACTCTAGCTGGTTCACTACTGATACTAAAAATGAAGAAGCTTTAAAATTATTTAATAATCCTATTTTTTGGAAAAACATTAAACCATTTGAGGATGCCTGGTATCAGGTAAACAAATGGTTTTCTGATGATGTCGATGTTCATATTGTTACTGCTCGCAGGATGGAAGAGGCTGTTCGTTCAACAGAGCCTTGGTTAGATGCATGGAAAATTAACACCTTGCGCCCTCAGTTTTCTAAAATGAATGTAAAGCATAAGATTATTGCAGAGATTGATCCTCTTTTTGTTGTTGAGGATAATCCACACGAGGTTATTTCTTTAAGAAGTCATGGAATTAATTGCTACCTGCGGAAGGCGTGGTACAATAAAGATTTCTGGGATGACCTTCCTTGTATTGAAACACTTTATGAATTGGAGATTTAAGTGACAGAGTTTGTTCACCTTCATTGTCACAGCGAGCATTCCTTGCTTGATGGGATGTCTACCCCCGAAGAGATAGCCCAGATATCTAGCACTAATGGTCAGTTTGCAGCAGCGCTTACGGATCATGGCACGATGGCTGGGGTTTTGCGTTTTCAAGATGCATGCAAGAAGCATTCGGTCCGTCCAGTGTTCGGTGTTGAGGCGTACTTCGTCCCATCTGTTGGGGGCGACAGTGATGGTAAGCATGAGCGATTCCATTTAATTTTGCTGGCAAAGAATGATGAAGGCTTAAAGAAGTTGTTTAAACTGTCGCAGATATCTTGGCAGGATAATTTTTACTATAAGCCAAGAATTGATTTTGATCTACTGGAGAGCATGGTTGACGATGACATTATTTCACTGTCAGGATGCAGAGGAAGCTCAATTGCAAAAGCTATTGAATCTGGCGATACCGGCAGGGCGGAAATGCTTGCTGATAGATTTACAAAAATATTCAAGGACGATTTCTACTTTGAACTTCAAGCATGGAACCCTAAAGAGATTAATGATGGTCTATTGGATTTGTCTAAAGCTTTTGGCAAGAAAGCTGTTGCGACAGCTGATTGCCATTTTCCGACTCATTCAGATAAAGCTTGCGAGGAAGTGTTGCTTCTCATTTCTCAGTACCCAAGCCTTGGTGCTGGGATAACAAACCTTGCGAAAGAAAATGCGGCGACTCTTCATACTTGCGGGAGTGACTTGCTCAGTAAGGTTAATCATCTGTACCCAGAAAGAAATCTTCGCTTTGATGATATTGATCCATATGTTGCGGATGCTGAAACTGTTTTATCTTGGTTTAAGAAAGCTGGTTATGATAGGCCTGACATTCTTGAGAATACCATTGAGGTTGCAAGCAAGTGCAGTGCTGAAATTAGGAAGAGAAGAAACCTTCTTCCTAAGTATATTAAATCACTAGACTCTGATGAGTATTTGCGTGAGATAACAGAGTTCAGAGTTAAAGAACTTGGTCTTGGTGATGAGTACAAGGTTAGACTTGAGGAAGAGCTGGGTATTATCAAGCAACTTGGTTTTGCCGATTACTTCCTTATTGTGTGGGACTTGATATCTTGGGCTGATGCTAACAATGTTGGTCGTGGGACTGGTCGTGGTTCTGTCGGCGGTAGCCTGATGGCGTATTTATTAAACATATCCAAGGTTGATCCTATTAAATACAACCTGCTCTTTGCAAGATTTATTAACCCTGAGCGCAATGACTATCCGGATATTGACTTGGACTTTGAGGATAAAAGAAGAAATGAAGTTAAAGAATATCTGAGAAATAGATGGGGCAGGGATCATGTTGCAGCTATTACCACCTATGGTACATTTAAGCCTAAGTCTGTAGTCAAAGATGTTGCTAGAGTATTGCAAGTGTCTTACGAAGAAACTAACAATATAACTCCATTTTTTGAGACAATTGAAGAATTAATTGAGTCACCTAAGGGTAAGATTTTTTGTAACAAATATCCTGATGTTCCCAAGTTAGCTAAGAGGCTAGAGGGGCGGATTAGAAATGTTGGCATCCATGCTGCAGGCATGGTCGTGTCATCAATCCCTCTCCATGAAGTTTGCCCTATTGAGACTAGAAAAGATACTGATAGCGATCAGCGGACTACTGTTACTGCTTTTGATATGACAGACGCTGAAGCTGTTGGGCTTATTAAAATAGATATTTTAGGTCTAAAGACCGTATCTGTGATTAAAGACTGCTTAGCGAAGATCAAGGAGCGTCTGGGAGTGGATATGGAGGCGCAATCCCTTTCGCTTGATGATCCAAAAGTTTTTGAGAATTTTAATAATGGCAACACGGTCGGTGTCTTTCAGACAGATGCGGCGGCTTATCGAAACCTAATTGAGAGAATGGGTATTGATAACTTTAATGACTTGGTTGTTAGTAACGCACTGGTAAGACCAGGAGCTTTGCTATCACAAGGCCAAAAGTATATTGATTGCAAAAAGGGTTTTACACAACCTTATTATCCTGACAAGTCAGTTGAAGAGATTCTGAAAGAGACTTACGGAACAGTTATTTTTCAAGAGCAATTGATGCAGATGTCCGTTATGATATCTGGGTTTACATGGTCAGATGCAGACAAGCTGAGAAAGATTATTGGTAAGAAGAGAGATGTTAATGAATTTAAAGAATTTAAGGATAAGTTCATTAATAATGCTATTATTCCAAAAGCTGAGGCGAGGCAGATGTGGGCGGAGTTCGAGATGTCGGCTCTGTATATGTTTAATAAATCCCATGCCGTAGCGTATTCGATGCTGTCTTACCAGACAATGTGGTTGAAGGTGAATTACCCTCTAGAGTTTATTTGGTCTTTGTTGTACAACGAGGATTCAACAGAGAAAATCACTGCTTACTTGATGGAAGCACAGCGGCTCGGCATTCCTATCTTGCCTCCTGATGTTAACTATTCTGAGGAATACTTTACAACTGATAGCAGGACTGGTCTTGATGCTATTCGGTTTGGTTTAACAAATGTTGCTGGTTGCGGTTCCTCTGCTATTAAAGAGATCATAAATAAGCGTCCGTTCACTTGTTTAGATGAGTTTAATAATAAATGTTCAAAGTCTGCAGTTAAAGCTCCATTGCGTCTTAATTTGGAGAAAGTCGGGGCGTATGCATCACTAAATCATATTTCTCAATATGAGCATGAGCGCTACTATCTTCCTGTTCTTGGGTTCTCAATCCAATCCGGGGAAGAGAAGAATGAAATGGATGAATTTGTGGGCAACCTTGCAGACTTCCATGAAATAAATTCACCGTTGACTTTGATCAAGGCTATTGTTCGATCAACAAAGAAAACTCCGCAATATTTAAGAATTGAATTTGAAGACTTCTCAGGTTCAGCAACAGTGTTTGCTGACAGGAATACTGAGATGGCTAATCGAGATTATGTTTATGCTTTAATTGGCGACAGAACATTGCATTCATTTTGTGATGCTTATAATTTTATTGACACTGATTTGCATAAATTTATCAATCTTCGGCAAAAAGGTGACAATCACGAATATAACTGGCTTTATGATACTGGGCTGGGGCATGTTGGAGAGGAGAAGACTTTGATGTATGTTATGCACTCAAGAGTGTTTACAACATCTAAGGATAAAACTATGGCAAATCTATATTGTTGGGATGGTCAACAGATTTTTAAAATTGTGATATTCCCTAGACCATATGCCAAGCTTAAAAGTGTTATCAAACAAGGTCAGTGGTATGCTGCTCGTCTTTCTAAGATTGAAGAGAAACAAACACTAACTCGTATGGACTCATACAAGGTTGAGTCTGAGTCTGCTATAATATCTATCGATAATTATATACAGAGGAAAAATCTTGTCCCTGTTGCTAGTTAATGTCTTGGAGTAGCAATGCTTGTTTGGTCAGA